ATCCAAGGCAATGTAGCGATCTATTATTATGCATTGAGCGCGTGGCATGCGGCGAGGTCCTCTGGGAGCAGAAGAGCAGCCGCTGGCAAGGGAGAAGAGGCTCCCGAGCGTTAGGAGGAGAAAAAAACGAGCGAGGTTCATTCGCGAGATTGAGGTATTCATAACTATTCCTTTCATTGTTAAGTTTTCATTCGCAGTTTGAGGAGCACTGCCAGCGCGTTTCTAGAATCACTTTGTCGTCGCCGATGACGTGGCGGAATCCGTAAAAGCCATAACCTGCGACTATGTAGCCTTGTTTAGTCTGTAGGGCCTTGGCCTGCTCCGCAGATATTTCGCCGGGGAAAACAAAGGTTACCCAGCGCGCACTGGGAGTGGTGAGCACGGTTAGGTGTGTTTGAAGGATGCCGGCGAGAAGTTGCTCCGTTGTTTTCGCGAGGGGTTCAAGTTCTGGCTCGGGTTCTTCGAACGAGTCAATGGAGCGGCAGTTTGGGCAGATCATGGGATTATTTCCGTCACATTGGATGTCATCCGTTTCGCCGCATTGAGTACATTTTAGGTATATGTGAGACATATTTTGCCTTTCTGGTTTTTCGAAATTTTGATTCATTCCATTACAGGTTTTTGAGTGTTTGAGATTAGGGCTTGCGCGGCTTTGAAGTCGGCGCGGCGTTTTCGTGTGTTGGCGTTTCGTTGCAGGCGTGCGGTTTTTTCTTTTTCATCGGAATCGCAGATTTCTCGGGCACGTTTTTCAGGTATGATTTCACTCAAAGCGCCGGTGCAATACCATGAGTCAATGCGCCCTTCGCGAGAGTCACGGACTTTGAATGCGCCGCTGACTATGGTCGCGTTAATGACGTAACGGTCGAAAACGTTGTTGACTATGTGATTGAAGGATTCGCGTTGTTCCCATGTCGGAATATCCGTTCGCTTATAGCCTTTGATAGTTTTTTGATGATGAGAGCTATCTATGCGGGCGTTATAGCCGTGAATTATAGAATTGATGCGGAACGAACACATATGTAGGCCGATTTTCAGCTGGAATGTCTGAAGCTTTTCGGCTTTGGGCTTTGAGGCGTTTCGGATATTCCGAATGATGGAGCGTGGATCAAGCTGGTCCATTGTAGCGGGAATTTTCGGTGGGAGAAGGTCAACGTTTGTACGAAAACCGGCCGTGCTAAGTTCTTCCCTAAGTACATTTATTAATGTTACATAGTCGAAAGGCTTTAGTTTAGTCCCGTCGTGTTTGAATCGGATATTTGAGCAACGCATATAATATACTCCTGATTGAATTAATTAGCTGGCAATAGAAACAATGTCGCCGAACGGCGCCGATCCGGATTCTTCGGTTGACGCCCAAAGTACGGGATAGGGCGGAGCATCGCCGAAGTCAGAGCAGCATAGATCGGTTAAGAAAACGCATGCGATCGGTGCAAGGCCTTTTTCGTCAATATATTTAAAAACAGGGCTAAAAGCGGTACCGCCACCACCGATCGGATTCATTTTGATCTCTTCGCCGTCGATAAAAGTCTCATGTTTTAAAACTTCAGTGTCGAAATAAAGAATATCGATTTGGCTAGGCGTGGCGTCACTGCAAATTGCCTTAATTTCGGTCGAGAATTTTGAAAGGAGTTTTTCGTCAATTGAACCGCTGCAGTCAATCGCTATAACAATGCTCCCGAGTTTTTCGCCTGTTAGCGATGGCAGATAAATATCATCGGCGAGAAATCGGCGTTTAGGCTTTGAATAGCTCGGTGATAACTTCGCACGCTCGCTTAGAAAATTCCTTAAAACAGCGCGCCAGTCAACGCGAGTCTTAGTCAGTGGGCCTAAAACGCGTTGCAGGTTACCTGAAAACTTGCCGCACATTTTCGCAGCGTTTATGGCTTGAATGACTTTGACTTTCATTTCTGACGCTTGCACTGCATTTTCAGCAGGATCATTGGACGCATCACTGACTTGATCAAGGCTCCCTCCGTTGTCTTTATCACCTTGTTTTTTGTTTTCAGTTTCAGCGGGCAGTAGGTCAAAAACTCCTTCGGTGGTTTTCCCTTTGGCGACTAGACTTGAGTCAACTAGGGCTCCTTGGATTGTTTTTCCGATTTTATCCTTAATTAATAAGTCATTAATTATATAGTCAGCGGCGATATTCCATTGATTCGCGTTACGTCCGTTGCGCCGATGCATGTGCTGAAAAACGCAGTGCAATGTCTCATGCGCTAAAGCGAAAACAGTTTCGCCAAGTGAAAGAGATTTCATAAACTCGGGATTATAACGAACTTCATTGCCGTTAGTTGCAAGGGTAGGTATTGATAAGTCTTCGATCATTGGGAGCGATAAAAGGATTGAGGCAAAGAAGGGTTGGTCTAGAATGAGTTGCGCTTTAGCTTTAGAGATGTACATATTAGAAAGCTCCCATAATTGCAGACATTTTCGAGGTGATTTGATCAAGTTCATTGACTGCGTTTTTTCGTGCGTGCATATTATCGCGCAGTGTATCGGGTTGCAGTTTCGATACGGCGGATTCTACGGCCGTTCGCATTGACTCTAAAGTTGCATCGTCGGTTACATTAAGTTTGGGCAACAATGCACATATATCGGTGATGTTTTCGATTAGAGTGTTTTTAAATATGGCGTCAGGATCGGATAGGCGTTGCGTTGCCTTAGAGACAACGGAGTAGAGTCTATTCCAACAGTCTTTCATTGCAGCGGATTCGATATCTCGCATGCGAGTGATGAAGGTCTGTTTTTCTGAATCGAGAATTTCTACGCGAAAATCTTCAATTGCAGGGATAGGCATGAGAGAGATATTGCAGGAAAAAAGGGTACGAAGACCGGTAACGCTTGGATAATCGGCGTTGTTAAATAAGTTGCCGAGTTGATTTGCGGCGCGGGCTTGCAAGGCCGGATATTCAACTAGAAATAAATCGACAGCGTGGTCAAAGTCGGCTTTGAGTTTTTTAAATTCATTCGTGAAATCAAGATAGTTTTTCGAGGAGAGAATCCGCGATCCGTCGCTATACCATGGGAGAGTCTGGTCATAAAAGAATGTTCTTAAGGCATTACAACGGGTAGAAATTGCCTCAAGTTCTTTCGATTCGGGCAGGAGTTTTTTCGTATAGTTGCCAGCACGGCCTTTTGTTTGATGCGTTGTCGCAACGGTATTCGTGGCTTGCTTATCGAGTTTTCGGCCTGTCCACTGACTAACGGTTAGGTTTGCAAGTAAGGCTTTATTAGATAATGACATATATAGTATTCCTTTTCTGTTTAGAAAATTAATTGATCAATTAGAGAAGTACTTTGGCGCCTTGCCCACTGGCCCATTGGATAAAATCGGCGCTTTGAGTTACAGCGCAACGGTTGCAGTTACCGCATGGTTTTCCGTTTTTAGGCGTTTTACAGCGAATTGCATCGCGTATATATAAAACGTGGAATTCCGGAGACATACGGCCGACATAAGTCATAAAGCGTGAAAAATTATCGTGTGTTGTCTTATTAGCCATGGCACCACATAGAGCGTAGAGCGTTGCGGGTTCGGTAGGCAATTGTGCGTTAGCGGGATCAAGTAAAATCACATCTGGGCTTGGTAACTTGCGGAAGAGTTTTAAAAACGCGCTGAATTCAGCGGCAGGCCCTGCACCGACGGCGCCGCTGAACATAGAGAACTCGTGGGCCGAGTCAACTACGCCCAAGTCTGCGCTGACTCCCTCAACCCATGCACGTGGTGTCGGATTCGTTTCAGCGTGTGGATCAAAGGAGTTTAGAAGCTCCGGTCTGAAGCGTATGAAAGCAATGATTTCGACTTTAACAGAGTTGCTTAGCGCCCACTGCGACCAGTCGTCAATTGAGACTTCGAGTTCAAGTGTGGTTAGGCGATTTCTCAAGTGCGATAACAGTCGGTTAGCACCAGCGCGGTCAGTTACTCGGTTACCGGTGGCTATAATAGTCCATCCTTCTTTAAGGCGCTGGCCGTGAATTTGGCGTTCTTGAATCAGATTGGCGAGAATCTTTTGAGAGCTGTTATCGGCTTGGCTTAATTCGTCGATCAAGAGAATTCCAGACTCGGGACAGTCTGAACCTACAACGGGAAATTTTTCTCGACTAACAATGAAACTAACGTTTGAGCGATCGGCGGCGATAACCGGAAAACCATAATCCTCAGGCTGAAGTAGTGGCGCATGTATGGCTTTAAAGCCTATACCTAGCTCCGCTGCGACTTGCGCGCAAATTTGAGTTTTCCCAATGCCGGGACTTGACTCAACCATAATGGCGCGTTTCAGGTTAGCTAAGTGGCGGGCCTTAATAATCGATTTAAACTCTGAAGGTTTCATAACTTGGGACTCCAATATGGGTTAGAAATACAGACTAGTTCGGCCTGTAGCTTGATTAGGGATCGGCGAACATTTTCGATATTCAGTGGATGCACCGTGACGTTGCAAAAATCGCCGTTACGGTTTTTGAAAATTACAAGGACTTTCATAGCTAGCTCCAAATAATGCCGAAAACGATTCCGGCGACGGATAGGAATGAAACGGTTTGTAGTACTGCGATCAGGGGTTGCGTTGCCTCGACAATTTGTAGAATCATGTTTGGTTACCTCTTCTTGTAATAGTAGGTTTGCAAGGTGAGTACCAACGGCCTATCGACGTAACTATGTGATATAATTAGGATCAACTTAGCAGGTTTATAGCGCGGAGTGTGTAGGGTTTAGTCAGGTGACTAGGCCTTAGACAGTCTGCGTTAGGCGGGAATAGTTGAGGGGGTTAATAAGGCTTTGAGGCGATAAATGAATAGAATCGGGGAGTTAGCGAATAACGGCTTATCGGCTAATCGGCTAACCTCAAATTGTGGGGGTCATATGCTGGCTTGGTTAGCTCGCGAGCATGGTTATCTCTATATACGTATGAATATAAAAAAAAACATTTTAGTCAAGTATATATTATCTATGAGAGAGTTAACAGCGCAACGCGCCAGCGAACTAAGAGAGAGGGAATGAAGGGGGAGAAATGAGGTTAGCCGATTAGCCGATAGGCCGATAATTGATAGGCCTTGGATATTGTTGGTTTTAGGGCCCAAAGGTTTAGTAACGGAGTCGGATAATGGAGTTTTTAGTTGTCATTGGCGGCTAATCGCGTTGGCGTTTGTTGGCGTTTGTTGTCGTTTTGCGGATCGTTTGTTGGCGTTTTTGCGTTGGCATTTGTTGTCATTTTGCGGCGAACGGCTTGTCGTTGCGAATCGCAGTAATGAATTGCACGCCGCAGCTTTGAGTTAGCAGCGCGTTATCAGGAGAATCAAGGGCAAAGCAGCGACTCGTATCCGTTGGTCTCTCAAGTCATCCTCGCTCGTTCTGGCGCTAGCGGACGTTTTAACAATGGATCAATAGCGCGTTGGCGGGCTAATTCCCTCGCTGGTGGCCTGCTGGCCGAGCTAACTACATGATATCACTGGCCTTTCGCAGAAAAGGTCTGATAACCGTTATTATGTAAAGTGATCGAAAACAGCGGATAGCAACTAGTATAGAGATAGGCCGATCGCCGATAGTCTATAAGATACAATAGGTTACAACGTATAGTATGTTTGGGGCGGGATAGCTCAGGGATATCATGGGGTTAACAGGGGTTAACCAAGCGGGAATAGTCTAATAAAATCAAGGTGTTATCTTTTAACAAGATAGTTAATTGTTATGACATGAAAAAGCAGACAAGAACCATGCCACCTCGATAGCCCAATGATTCTGCATGGTTAGGCCCCGGGGTACGCCTATGGCCTGTGACCGACCTCGCTCGGCCATGGCCCCCATCAAAGTAAATATTTCATAACTTTTTAGTCCTGCCACACTGCATTAAAACCAACCCCCCCAGTCAATTATAACCAATAGCAACTCTCTAGTTAGAATACCGCACCTTCTCGGTCGGCTTCTTAGCAAATTCGGAGCATCGGGGAGCTTCCTTGCCAGCTTCTTCTCTTCGCATAAAAAAATTTTCATCTCTGAAACCCGCACTGCGTCATAACTTTACATCGTTTTACAACCGCAACTTCTCATTGACAAAACACCTTGTGCGTACTCGCCGCTTGCTTCACTATAAAATTAAATTCGCACTCTTCAGAACTCGAAAGGATCTTCATGAAAAAACAAGGTGTCTGCGTTCAAACCTATCGCCGCGCTTATTCCACGGGCTCAGTCGATACTTCCACCTGGCTAGAAATTGATAGCTCCTTAAACGCAAACGCCTCGGGCGTTGAAATCTTCGACTCCTGCGGTCAGGTCATGGAACTCGGCTACGGCGCTTCCTCCGCAGAGCAACGCCTCATGCTCGTCAAGCCAGGCGGAACCGACGGACACATTGTTCCCGCAGGTCTCCATGCAGGAATGCGCGTCTGCTATCGCGGCGTCTCCGCCGCTTCCGGAACGGACGGCGAACTCGTTATTAACTTCTATAAATAAGGAAGCCATGAAAACACTTTTCAAAGCCATAATCGCCTCGTTTCTTTTTTCAACAACCTCTGTTTATGGTGCCGCCGCAATCTTCAGTGGCTCCGACGTAAAAATCCTAAAAGCAAATCTCGATCTAAACGGCACTGCAAAAGTAATGTCCGGTGCCTTAAATCCCTCCGCAACTCCAGTCAGCGCTCCGCGCGGATCAATCTATCTCCGCACCGACAACGGAACCGTTTACGTCAAAGGCGACGCTGGCTCTTCAACAAACTGGACACTCATGGCCGCAGGCGGCGCAGGAACCGGAGATGTCGTCGGACCCGCAACAGCAACAGACAATGCCGTTGTCCGTTATGACGGAACAACCGGAGAATCCATTCAAGACTCAGGTGTTACAATTTCAGATACAAACATCCTCACAGCAGCAGGTGTTCTAGTTTCCGGCCTCACTGCCTCGCGCGCATGCGTAACGGACGGTTCTAAAAATCTCGCCTCCTCTGCAACAACTGCAACGGAACTCGGTTACGTCAATGGCGTTACCAGCGCATTGCAAACCCAACTTGATGCCAAGCAAGCCTCTCTGACTACAGGACTACTCACTGCTACAACTCCAGTAAACGTATCGGGCGCACGAACAGTCATCGGCGGAGCAGCCGCAATTACAATCGACAACGCCGCAGCCGACGGTTCTACAAAAGGAGCTGCATCTTTCGCAGCGGCAGATTTCAATGCCTCTAGCGGAAACATCACAATCGATTATCCAAACGGACTCGCTGCAACGGATGCCCTTCAAGGCTTCATGTCAGCAGCAAATCACACATCGTTTACGGCAAATACAACTTTTGTTACCGCAGCTACTTCTGCTGCAACGGTTTCAACCGGCGTAAAACGTGGCACAAGCAATGAAGCCTATGTGAATGCCTTTCCGGTCGGCGGCCAAGGCGTATGGTGGAAAGACGATTTCATGTCTACAGTCGTTGCCTCAGAATTTGCATGGGCAGCAGCGTCTTCCGGCGGAACAAACGCAAAACGCACTGATTCGGAAAATAATCATCCGGGCCAAATTAAAATTTCAACTGCATCAGGAACAACCGATCGTTATCACTTAGTCGGTGATCAAGCTGCCGTACTTCTTGGCGGCGGTGCGTGGGCAATGGAGTGGCTCATTTACATCGATACTCTGTCAGATGGCGTCGACACCTATGCTATCCGTGCAGGTTTTTCCGACGGTACAGCAACCGATGGAACCGACGGATGTTTCTTCAAATACCTCTCTACAACTTCCGTGAATTGGCTCGCGGGCTGTGTGAGCAATGCAACCGTTGCACTCGAAACCACTTCTACTGCCGTCGCAGAAGATACTTGGCTCACTCTCCGCATGGAAGTTAATGCAGCAGGGACTTCCGTCGTATTCAAAGTAAATGGCACTACGATTTCAACTGAGACAGATAACATTCCAACAGGTGCAGGACGCCAAACAGGGCCAGTAATTGGCATTCTGAAATCAGCAGGAACAAGCGCCCGTTTCTTTTACCTGGATCGCTTCTTCATGCAATTCATCCCAACAGCAGACAGAGGATAAAATATGAGTTCAGCTTTTCAACAATTCAAAATCATGGCCACACAGCCAAGTTTAACTCTCGCGGGAACTCCGCAGCGCATTTCTTCCGTAGATCTCTGGGTTACCTCCTGTGAAATCCAGGCCCAGTTCGGAAACACAGGTCGCTGCTACATTGCCGACTCCTCTGCAAACTGTACTTCGACAAAAGCACGAGCACTCGCTGCCGAAGCAAGCTTTACACTCGTTGGCGATATGTTTAGTGGGCGCAACGTCCTCTTCAACCTAAAAGAAATTTGGTTTGACGGAGTGACAACCGGAAACAAACTCGTTGTTTCCTACCTCCTACAGGTGAACGCCTAATGGCCTTCCGAGGCAGCACCCCTGCCGGAACCTCATACACCGGAACAACAGCGATCGATTACGTCGATATAACCTCAGCATCTCGTCCCGCAATAATCAATGCGACCGATCTAACCTTCCATACAGGCTACCATTCAGGTGCAGATGCCGAATACTCCGTAGGCTCCGCAACCGGAACCCTCGTTAATAGTGCAACCGTTTCAGCAGGCGCACTCCAACTAAACGGCCTGACTTCCGGCCACGCCCGATATGCAGGCGCAAGCAATGCCGATTCCGCCTCAACCGGAACGATCCGCATGAAGATCACGCCCAACTACACAGGTGATCCCAATGCCCATCAGATATTTCTCCATCTTGGAACAACCCTCAACTTCCAAGTAGGCGGAAACAATTCTTGGATCGGCTTCGGCTGGTCGAACTCTTCTAATGAACTCTATCTAGGTTTAACAAATAACGGCGGATCAACCATTAAAGATGGAGCCATCGGCGCATGGAATCCAACTTCCGGTCAGACCTACGAGTTTGAACTCAATTACGATACTTCTTCTTATGTTCGTATCTTTATCGATGGAGTTCTCTTCTATGAACTCGCCGTGAGTTACTCCCGTACTGCTGCAAACGTTGTTTATTTCGTCGTCGGAACGACAACGGATCTCGCCGCTGCAACGAAATTCAAAGTCGAGGAAGTCTCCGTATTCAACACCGTGAAACACACTGCCGGTTATACAGCGCCCTCGCTCTCTCCGCATTATCGGCCCGACGGCGTTGCCCTAGCGACCGGAAATAAAGTCCTGTTCCGCGCAGTAAACGATCAAGTCTACACAGCAACAGTGAGCGGGAATAATATCACTTGGGTTCTCGCGGCCCTCGGACAAAACACTTCCGGCGCACCAACAACAGGAGACACCTATACGATCTCAGCCGGATTCACCTACACAAACACACTCTGGAGCTACACCGGAGCAGACTTCGTTCCCTACACGCCCTCATAATGCAGGAAGAAATTAATCCAGACAATCCGATCTTCGATACGGAAACACCCGGCCCCGTTCCAGAAAAATCCCTCCGTCAACGACTTGCTTCTCCAATTGTAGATGTTGAAATTGATCTCGACGAAAAACTAACATGTGGCTTCTCCCGAAAAGAAATCGTGCAAATGAAATCCGCAGGTATGCAAAAGCCCGACATGATTCCTTGGGACGATTGGTTCGGACCCAAGAAAATGTCCCACCGCCATATGCTCCTCTGTCATCTCTCTGCACTCGGCTATCCCGCAAAAGACATCGCAACTGCAACAGGCATGGACGAAGGAACCGTCTATCGGCTTCTTCGCGTTCCCGCATTCAAAGTCCAAATTAAAATCGTGCGCGAAGTCGAAATGCAAGGCATGGGAGTTCCGCAAAAGATCGATCAGCTCTCTTCACAAGCAATGCGTGTCTATGAAGAAATTCTTTTCAGCCCCGCAACGAAAATGTCCCTGAAGCAAAAAACGGCACAAGACGTTTTAGATAGAAAAGTCGGGAAACCAAATCAGAAAATCGAACACACAGGCTCGCTGCTCAAGGAATTATACGCCACACTGAAGGAGCAAGACCGTGCTGCCGAAGCGCAAAAAGTAATCAATATCCCGCAGATTGACTTCTCCGATCCCGCTTTCGCTCCCGACTTCGCAGAAGAAAAACCTTCGGCGGAGCCTCTCAAGGACGTATTACCTATCACCCCCCTTGTCGATGATTGGCTTGGGAGGAACACCTGATTAGCGCACTAGCTCAGACAATTGACCCGGAAAAAATGGCGATCCTCGCGCGTTTTAAGCGCATGCGCAAAGACCCGATCGAATTTCTCAAAGCCGTTCGGACATTAGATGAAGTAGACAAGAACGCGCCGATCAAACATTTTCCTTGGGATCTCGAATACATTCAGTGGTACGTGCGCGTATGGCAGCGCGAACTCTTTCTCGCCATTCCGAAATCGCGCCGTATGAAAATGTCGTGGATTAATATTGCACTTTTCCTTTGGGACACAATTTTCAACGAGGGACGAAATTATGCTTTCGTATCTAAGAAAGAAGATGACTCAGACGAATTGGTTAAACGCGCAAAATTTATATACGACAATCTCGACCCTAAGATTCTTCCTCGTGATCTCTTGCCTGTTGCTGAGTATAAATTTTGCTCCCTCACTTTCCCCGAAATACATTCTCGCATTCGCGGTTATCCTTCTGGCGCTGATCAGTTAAGGCAATTTACCTTCACGGGAATCATGGGCGACGAGTGTGCATTTTGGAACGACGCACAGGAAATGTACGCAGGCGCAACGCCGACACTTGAAGGCGGCGGGCGCATGGTAATGATTTCTTCTCCCGCGCCGGGATTTTTCAAACGCCTTGTTTATGATCAACTTGATCACAGCGGCGAATTTGATCCCGAGTCTGTTGTCAGTTCACTGCGCAAATCCCCAATGACAGGAATAGATGTTTGGAGGAACGCGAAGAATAGATTTTTTGTTTTTCAACTGCATTACTCAGCAGATCCGCTGAAACGCTCCGACGTTTGGCGCGATCAAATTCGTACTAAAATGCCGATAAGGGATTGGAATAGAGAATATGAATTACAATGGGACAGTTATGACGGATTACCAGTTTACGGATCTTGGAACAAACGAGTGCATATCGTCAAAGGCTTGGAGCCGCATATCGGTTTGCCTCTTTTACGTGGCTGGGATTTTGGTCTTACTCCCGCTTGTATTCTTGGCCAAATGCAGGGAAATAAATTAGTCATCCTAAAAGAATTCACTGAATTAAATATGGGTGCTGATCGCTTTTCCGATTCCGTACTTCTCCAATGCGGAATTCTTTTCCCTGAATGGGGAACAGGGCGGAAGGCAAACTGGATTGACTTCATCGATCCTGCCGGAGTAAATCGCGATCAATCTGCCGAAGGCAGCTGTGCAAAGATTCTCGATTCAAAAGGCTTAAGCTGCATTCCGGGCGAAGTCTCTTTTGAAAATCGCCGCAAGGCTGTTGAGAAGTTCCTCACTGCCTTTGATAAAGAAGGACCAAACTTTCAAATCGATGCGATTCAATGCCCTGTTTTAACAAGAGGCTTTGAAGGGGGTTATCGTTATCCCGAATCCGTTCTCGGAAGAGAGCCGCAGAAACTTCAGCCTTTAAAAGATGAGCATTCGCATCCACACGATGCTCTTCAATACATAGCTACAGGTGTTTTAAATCAACCAAAGAAAAGAAACTCTGGCGCGATTCCGCGTGTCGGGTATTCTTTCGGTAATCCGAGGAACTAACTATGGCCGATACGTCAAAAACTGCGATCGTTGAGACAGTGATGGCCTACAAGGGCGAAGCTGATTCCGCTCGAACAAAACGGATGCGGAAGAATAAACTTAATTATGAAATGTATCACCTTGAACAGGATTGGGGCCATAAACTCAAAAATCAGTCACAAGAGTTCTTGCCACGTCAATCAATGGCGGTTGAGCAGATTTCGCAGTTCCTTCACCAGGGGATCATCGATCTTGGAGAATTTTTTAGCGCAGAGCCTAAGCCCGCAATTAAAAACCCCCTCTTCTCCAAAGACGAAGCGCGGAAATTAATCGCAGATCAACTTTCTAAAGCAGAATTCTACACGCACGTTCATGATGCATTGAAAGCTGCATTACTTGGCTCTCTCATGATCTCAAAAGTTCACGGATGTAAAGTTCCGCAGCCGCGTTTCTTCTCACGGAAGAATCCACGTAGCGGCGAAACGAAACTTTATCGCTCAAAGAATTTAAATTGGCAGGCGAAGATCGAATTAGTCAGACAGAAAGATTATTTCCCTGATCCGACCGCTGAAAAACTCTACGAAGTGCAGAGAATTGAAAAAGATATGTGGGAAGTTCTTGAAATGGCGAAAGCCTATCCAGAAGCTTTCGATTCCGAAGCCGTTGCACGCCTCTCTGCGGGAAAATCAACGGGAACAAGTGAGGACCATGACAAAGCGCGGGAACAAAATCAAAATATACCTTCCTCTTCTTTTAGAAAACGAGTTGAACTCCATGAGTGTTGGGGTAAAATCCTCGATTGCCAGACAGGAAAAGTTCTTCATGAACGTGCAGTTTGCGTTGTTGCAAACGGTACTGAGCTTATTATGCCTCCTATGCCTTATCCCACTTGGGATAATGAGTCTCCTTTCGTTGTTGATCCACTTATTCGCGTACCTTGGAGTGTTTGGCATCGCGCGCTTATGGATGCTCCTACAGAACTCAATAAATCCCTTAATGAGATCTTCAACCTTATTATCGACGGCGGCATTAACTCTGTGTTCGGGATTAAGCAGCTTAGAGAATACTGGCTCGAAGATCCTTCACAAGTTAATGACGGTATTGTCCCGGGAACTACCCTCGGAGTAAATCAATCGTGCCCTCCGAACGCTAAAGTTCTCGAACGTGTTGATACCGGAAGCCTTTCTTCAGAAGGAATGACCGCATTCGACATGGCGTCTCGTGAATTCAACATGAGTTCCCTGACAAATGACCTACGACTCGGTGGAATGCCAAATCGTGCAGTCAAGGCAACGGAAGTTGTCGAAGCCTCAAATTCAATTACCTCTGTTTTCACAGGCGTAGGTAAATGCTTAGAGGGTCACATCGAAAAGGTCATTACAAAGGTCTGGAACGGAACTCAGCAGAATTTCGACGACTTAAATCCGGAAGATCTGAAAGCTATTCTCGGCGAACGCCGTGCAAAAGTAATCAGTGAGATTGAACCCAAGGAGCGTTTCGCAAAAACGGTCAATGGTCATCAATTCCGCGTATTCGGCGTTACACAAACGATGAATAAGATTAAGGACTTCAGAAAACTCACCGGTATGCTTCAGACGATTGCCGGAGATCCAACTCTGAAGGAAGCCTTCGCTCGCGAGTATGACTTTACGAAGCTTCTTCAGCAGATTATGCAAAGTCTCGACGTTGATATTGATTCTATTAAATTAGATCAAGCGGATCGAGAAATGAATGCCATGGGTGCAGCCGATGAACAAGGCGGCGGGGCTCCGGAAGGCGGGCCCGATATGCAGAGCCAAATTCCGCAGGCAATGGCTGGCGGAGAAGAGCAATTAGAGTCTGCAATGCCGCAGACTGAATTCCCGAATGGATAACTGAATGGATATTAAAACAAAGCTGCAAGAGAAAATCAAAACGGGGTCAATGGCGGAGATAGCATCTCAGGAAACGCTAAAAGCCTTCGTCGAGGAACAGACGACGCAGCAATACGCCATGCTACTTGCCTATTATCGAGAGGGAAAACATGGAATGGAGCTTCTTGCAGTACTGGGGGAACTCTCTGCACTCGATAAATTGCAGAATAATATGCGCATAAAAGTCGCGAATAAATACCGAGCACTGGAACAACTAGAGGAGATGGAAAATGTCACTGCCCACCAAAACACCGATTACTGAAACTGAGAACGAAGAAGTCGAGACGCCGGAAACGCCTGAAGGGACCGAAGCAGCAGAAGTTACTGAAACTGAAGTTGAAGAAGCTCCGGAGGCAGTTGTTTACGAAGGGAAAAAGAAAGTTAAAACGCAGGAAGAACTTCTCGCGTACGTCGCAGAACTAGAGGGACAAATTCCAGCTGAGGATCCCGTTCCCGTTCCCGACGACGCTCCAGTAAAAACGGAGCTGGGAGCAATGAGCGAGGGAATCGTAGAATCAGAAGTCCCTAGCCAGCCTTCTGCGGATTTTGATCTCAACGACGATCAAGCAATCGTTACGGAGCTACTGGTCAATCCGAAACAGGCAGTTGCGAAGCTCACGCAGAAAGTTCTTGCGGAAGCCGAGAAGATCACTCAAGCTAAAGAACATAAGCGAGCGACTTGGGTTAAGTTTTACGAAGCTCATCAGGATCTCGAAGCCGTGAAGGAGGATCTCCTCCCTCTCGTGTTCGATAAACTAGTGAGATCGTGGAGACAAGAAATCAAAGCTGGAACCCGTAAAACGGAACCAACTTGGGAAGAAGGCTCCAAAGTGCTTGTTTCTGAGACACGAAAACTCATGAAAAAGTTTCGCGGCGATGGACCTGCCGAAGAAGTAACAGGGTCCGGTGCTCCAACGATTTCTAGTTCGGGTTCGCCCGCGCCGCATGCGGTAACGAAATCGGGTGCAAGTAGTAATTTCACGGATCAGGTTAGGAGCTTTCAAAAGAAGCAACGAACCGGACAATAATTTCATAAATCACGGAGGACTTTTAAATGGCATTTTCATGGAGCACTGATGTACCAAGTGGCATTAGTCGGAATCACGAACTCAGCGACAAGCTGCGTTCTGCTGCATTAGCTGAAACAAAATTCATGCAGTTCGTTTCGACAGAACCCGGCTACGGCAAGAAGAAAGGCGAATCGATTACGATCACTCGCGTTTCCAATATGTCCGTTCCTACGAATGGACGATTAATTGAAGGACAGAAAGTCCCTGAGGACTCGGTAGTTCTTTCGACAGTTGCGATCACGGTTTCTGAGTGGGGCCGTTCGGTTCCTTTCACTAGCCTTGCTCAAGACTTAAGCAAGTTTGATCCAGAAAATATCATTCAGAAAGAATTGATGAAACAGATGCGCCTCGTTCTTGACGGTGCCGCAGCTGATGCATTCACTTCAACTTCAGTTAAGGTAAAAGCAATTCCAACAGGCGTTGCTGCTTTGACGATGGATACGGATGGAACTGCTTCTTCGGCAGCAGTTGCAAACCTTAACGTCTATCACGTTGAACAAATTCGCGATTACATGTTCTCGACTCTCAATATTCCGGGCTATATGGGCGACGATTATATTGGTTTGGTTTCGACCAAAGCAAAACGTGGTTTAATGTCCGATCCGGCTTGGGAAGATTGGAAGAAGTACACCGATCCTTCTGCAAAGTTTAACAGCGAAATCGGTCGTCTTGAAAATATCCGTTTCATCGAAATCAACAATACCTCTGCACTTTCCGCATCACTCGGTACGGGTTCGGTTCTCGGTGAAGCGGTTTTCTTCGGCGAAGATGCTGTAGCGATGGTAGTTGCTCAAGATCCAGAACTTCGCAGCGAATACGCGAAGGACTTCGGTCGTCAGCAAGCCGTAGCTTGGTACGGAATTCTTGAGTTCGGTTGCGTCTGGGATACAGCGAACGCAGGCGAAGCACGTATCGTTCACGTAACCAGCAGCTAATAGGAGTTTCAATGGCTAAGAAGAACCCGACGATGAGTGACAATCTGAAGGAGCAAAAGACGAAAAAGCGTATAGCTAATACAGCTTCCGCGCAAAAAGCGTTCGACGCTCCGAAGAGAAGTTTTATGAAATCGGAAAAGGACTTCTTAGCCCTGAAACCTAAAAGCTTAAAATCGACATTTTAACGAAAGGAATTTTCAAATGGCTTATACAGAAGCAGGAACGCATCTAAACTTTTTCGTTCCGAACATACCACTCTCACTGAATGCGGCAGAAGTATTGAAGGAAATCGATGTCGGAGCAGCAAGCGCTGATCTTGGTGAATTAGTTTGCATACGTCCTTGCAAAGTAACTCAAGTTCTCTGCGTAGTAACTGGCGAAGCGATTTCCGGAACATCGGTTGATCCGCGAGTCGTTTTCACGAAACGTCCAACACCACTTTCCGCAACAGGCGAAGCGGTTGTTGAAACGGTTATTCTCCCATCGGGAACAGCAATTGGTAAAGTAGTCTACGAAGACGTAGCTACCCCAGTTGCTTTCGCGGTTGGTGATTCGATGGAAATCTCACACGTAATTGGAACCGGAACACCGACAGGTATGGTTGTTTACGGCTTCATCTGCATCGAGAATCCAGAGACGCCAGCGAATAACAGCGACATGATTGCTTCAGCGTAATTAGTTCACAAACACGTTGGTTGGGGGCTCCGGAGTAATCTGGGGCTCCTCGCCTCCCTAACAAGGAGAAAAGAAAATGGCAGATCTAGCAGCAGGCGACGTAACTTATACCGTATTAAAACAACGCCGATACAATTCACGTAAACACAATCTTGTGCGACTCGTATTTGGTGACAGTTCTCTAACTGTTCCGGCAAACGGGATTCCTATTTCAAAGGGAAAACTCGGTTGTCCAAATAACATCGAAAGCATGGTTGTCGTTGATCAGGGCGCATCAGGATACATTTTCCAGTACGATCAAAGTGCTGAAAAACTTATTGTTATGCGTGCTCCTGCTCAGACACACTCACACGATTTGAAGATGATCGGTGGACAGGCCGCTGCTTCAACCGCTGCTGCTGCATATTATGCAACGGATATTTTCGGTAAAGAGGCTGCAACTGACAAGACGATTGCTAAAGCCGATTCCGTAACAAAGGGCGGCGTCATAAGTGAAACTTTAGCAGCCGCTGCACTATCCGAAGCTTCTGCTCTTGCAATCGCCGCTCAGACGATTGAAGTCGAAGTCATCGGCTGGTAATTAATTAAAACAAAAAAGGGAAAAACATGAGCTATCAACCACTAGACCTAATCGTGCATAAAAAATCCGCAAAGAGCGGGCGCATTGTCGAGACGCAACCTTATCGCCTACACATTAAAGATCGTGTGCGATATTTTGAAAAGCCAGCGGGATCAAGCTTATTTTTCTACGAGAACGGTGAACCTGTTCCGGCGGAAAAAACAGTCGATTTCAAACTGGCCCCTGTTGTTACCAAGTATACGCTGGAACAGGAAATCGCAAAGTTGCGTAACGAACATGCACGAATGTCAGCAGAACTTGCAGCACACGAGGAAGCAAAGCTTGAAAAAGCAACCGCTCCCGAAGTTGTGGCTCCAGTTGCAATAAAGGTTGAGGCACCGAAGGCGAAGGACAAAACTTCGGCTTAATGTGGGTGGCTTTAAGTCCGGAGTTCCGGGGGAGTAGTTTTCCCTTCTTCCCCGGTTTTTCCTCGCAAGGGGGTTTGCGTGAACTTTGAAACTGCACTCGACTTGAAACTCGCCGCGCTCGAAAGATCAGGCGAACTCACCGACGGCACTTCCGATTATGATTCCATCTGTGAAGAACAGCTCGATGCTATGTATCGGGCTCTTTTTGCGGGCGGAAACGAATTTAACGTAGACCTCGGAGAAGCCTGGGAATGGGCAAAAAACCCGACCCCCGGACTCCTAAAACTTGTTGCCCCCTATGAAACCGGCTCTTGCATCGTAACGCTCGGGAGCACTTCAGCGACGTTTAATACCACTCCGAGTTCAAGTCTCGGGAGCTTCGCTGATTGGTTCATTCGCTTTAACAGCAGAACGTCCGTTTATAGAATTTCGGCGCATACCTCGGGAGCTGCCGGGTTCACGCTGGACCAGGAGTACCTCGAAGCAACTTCCTCCTCGCTAGCCTTCACCGCGTTCAAGATAGACTATGATCTCACCACGAACATTGAACGCCTCACGCAGGCAATGCGCGTTTTCGGGACTGAAGTCGGGAACGACAGACCGGGCGCAATTGAAGGAACAGACTTAAGTTCCTTCGATCAGCATTATCCCCGCTCGCATGTACGCGCAGGGGTTCCGCAGAAGTTTGCACTTCTTAAGGAACTCAACGGATTGCCAACAGTTCGCTTTTCTCAGTTCCCAAGCGAGTCTCTTCGAGTCGAGTACGAATACATTCCCGTAGCTGAAAAGCTTGCAATCAAAACATTCACAGCCGCAACGACAGATGTCTGCACGGCTGCAAACCATGGATTCAGAGATGGAACACAAGTAAAAGTCGTTACAACAAGCGCCCTTCCTACGGGGCTTATTCTCGAAACTGTATATTATATTCGCGATTCTGCCCTTGATACGTTTAAACTTGCTGCGACTTCAGGCGGAACTGCGATTGATATTACTGGCGTGGGAACTGGTACACATACGATTTCGGCCATTCCGAAAATTCCTAGGGCTTTCCGAAAAGTCCTCATGTACGCGGCATCACATTTCATCCTCGTGGATAAAAGTGATTCGCGATCGGACTACTTCCATCGTCAAACTCAGGCGACGTTACAGGCACTTGTCACGGCTAATCGAAAGATGAAGCGCCAGATTTCAACAAATAAAGGACGCATGCTCACACGCTTGGATGCACGCGGCGGAACGCCAAGTTTATATGATCGTATCCCATGGATTTATAACTAATGAGTTATCAAGGCTCGCAGCTAGACATTAAAATTGGTCGCGGCGGCTTGATGACAGATCTTAATCCCTCCGATATTCCTGATTCACATCTCATTATTGCAAACAACGTAGAAATACGTGACGGCATTATCCAGAAGGATTCAGGCTCCCGGAAGTGGAATAACTCTGTTTTGCCCTCGGGAATTGTCACTCTTTTAGATTGGTTCCCTACTGAAGATCTTCAACGCTTCATTGCCGTTACTCGCGAGGGTAAAGTCTATAAACTGCCTGATCCCGAGACTCAAACTGAAATCACTGCATTTTTAAATGCTCCGACAACAATTCTCGTCTCTCCTCAGATTCAAGTAACCGCTGTAACAGGTGGAAAAGAAGCTCCGACTCTCGAAAGAAAAATCTTCATCTATTCGGGCAATTCGCCAATTCAAGTGATTGAAGGCGATGCTATTGTACGTAAAAATATTGAATTCCCTTCCGTCGATTGGACCGTAGGAAACTATCCTCGCGGGGGAATCATTTTCCGTGATCGCCTTTGGGCTTTCATGGATCACATTGCCTATGCCTCCGATCCTGATGACCATGAGAATTTCGCAACGGGACAAGCCGAAAATTATCCCGTAGGGCCTGGCGAAGGCGAACGCCTCAATGCGTGGGTTGTTTATAAGAAGCGCCTTTTCGTTTTCAAAAAACCCCTCGGAGTCTATGTCCTAATCGACGACAACGCAGATCCCGCAACATGGTATTTCACAAAAATCAGTAACGAATTCGGCGCAGCAGGCCCCGACGGGCAAGTCATTGCCGTCGATGATCTCCTTGTTGCAAACGCTTCAGGCTCCCTCACAAGCTACAAGGCCGTAGAGCAGAACGCAGGAGAAGTTGAAGGCGGCGACGTTTTCAGCCTTATGGAAGTCTCAAATTACATGCGCAATGAACTGTCCATGGAAGGACTCGACGAGCGCCGGGGCATCTACGACGAAGGCAAGAAAACAGCCTATTTCGCCTGCCGCAGTTCCGGGGGAATTAAGAACGATCGCATCTTAAAACTCGACTTCAGCAAGTCACGCCCAGACATAACGGTCATTACGAAAGACCAAGTGAACTGTTTCGCATTCCGTCAAATGGGCAAAAAGAAGAAGATTTTCTACGGCAACGAGGCAGGCTGGATTTATGAAACGGATCGAATGGATCGCAACGTCGGGGGCGATGCTTATACGGCTACGCTCCAGACCCCGCACATTGATTTTGGTCAGGCAGACCCCCAGATCGCGAATCTCAATAAAATCTTTGATTTCGTCGAGCTTAAGTTCGTTCCTACAGGGCGCTGGAACATCGATTTGGCCTATTACATCGATGGAATTTACATCGAAACGATTCAAATCTCTGTCTCAAAAGGCCCTGTTCTAGGCGACTTCACCCTTGCCACGGATCGCCTAACCGCCAATGCCTCAGCCACGGTTCGCAAAAAACTCTATGGCGCGGGCAGGACTATATCGTTTAAAATCAGTCAATCAGGAAATAATGAGAATTTTAAGGTCACAGGCATCAAAGTTTACATGCGACCTTCTAACCAGAATCAGAAGGCTGCAAATAGCGGGAGAGCATAATGGGCGCAACATTTTCACGAGTTAAAAACTGGACTGCACTTGAAAATCTAACGGACACAGATCTCGACGCCGAATTTGATAACTTCATAACAAACTTTGTTCCCGCAGGAATGGACGATTACAGTGCTTCAACTGCGCAAATGAAACTTCAGACAACCCCCGGAGCACTCGGAACTGAAAGCCTAGCAACAAGTCTTGCCGGTGAACTCGAAAGAATCCGTTTCGTTCTAAAACGCATTTTAGGAAACACCTACTGGTACGAAGCGCCCGCTCTCTCTATCGACGAAATCGATACGTTAGTATCACTGGGTAATACGATTCCAGATTCACGTATTATCTCCGGACGCATTCGCGGTAGCGGCTCAAATCAGCCTGTTTTCCTCGTTCCCCACGGCGCTGCTGCAACAGTCACTTTAAAGGGTGCAACGACTAATTTCGTCGCCTCCATCGACGGAACAGCAACAACCATTACGACAGACATTACTTCGACCGGCCTCTCACTCCCTGCCAGCTCGACGAATACTTGCCTCATTAACGACTCAACTTTCACTGGACAATCTTGGACAAAGATCGTCGGCGAGCATAATTCCACAATGAACGTAGATGCAATGGGGGCCTCGATCGGTGCCCTTGTTGGAACTTATCAAGCTTTCAAGGTTGTGCATTCAGCAAGCACGGAATACTTCCTTGCCTACGTTGCAAGCTCAACGACACTGACTAAAGTTCGCAGAGGATATTTCTTTAACAGTGCAGACGCACCGATCCCTCGCGTTGTTTTATCTGACAACGACGTGATCACTTTGATGAAAATTACCTGGGTTTTCCTTAAAAACGACTCAACTCTCGATGTCACTTATGCGAATCCGATTTACAGTGCAACAACTCCGCCAAGTCCTAGTTCCGGTGACTATTGGTACGACTTATCAACTTCATCTTGGAAACGCTACGCCTCGGGAGCTTTCACAACAGCGGGCGCGCATTTAGTCGGAATGTGTATTCAGGATTCTGCAAACTGCGTTGGAGCAAGAAGCTTTGAGTTCTTCTCGGTTTATTACGAACTCAATACGGTTACACCGGAATACTACGCAATCGATGAACTTCGCCACGTAGCACACGGAGCAAAGATTCACGTCGCAGGACAATTAATTAATTATGAGCATGATTTCGTAAAATGGATTCCTTCGACACAAATGGATACCGGAGTCACTGAAACATCTTCGACCGCTTATCACCTTTATATTACTGATGCAGGTAAATCGATCATCTCCGATGTAATTCCATACGATCGAAGAGAAGATCTTTACGGCTATTATCATCCGTACAATCCATGGAGATATGTCGGATCTTTTTTCAATAACGCCTCATCAAATGCAACGACGACAATTTCACTTCGCGGCGGAGGATCAGCACATCTGCACGATCCGGGCGATTACATCGATACCTCAAGAACCCGGGTGCCAGCAGGAACCGTCTCTGCCGATGGCTCTGCCTATGATCGAAATCTCCTCTTTCGTCTTTGGTCAGAAACGGGCGTTGCAAACGGCCAAGGAGACAATTCAACTTCATTCAACGTCGCAGACTCGCGAGCACGTTACCGAAGAGGCTATGTCGGGTTTGCAGCAAAGAACTTCGCAACAACTGATGTGGATACTGGCACGGAGGTTTTAACAATCACCGGGCACGGCATAAATCGGAGCGGGTTTCCAGTTAGATTTACGACGACAACCACCTTGCCAACTGGCCTGTCTCTCGCAACGACTTATTACGCGATCTACGTTTCAGCAGATACGATCAAAGTAGCAACGACCGAGGCCAATGCCCTTGCCGGGACTGCAATTAATATCACTACAACGGGAACTGGAACGCATACGATTTCGCAATATGCAGATCCAAACGCTTCAACGAGAACTGCGGCGACAACAGGCGGATCTACTGGGGATAATGTTGGTTCCGTACAAACGGAATTAACTAATAAGAACGGCTTCACCCTTGTTGATAGCGGGCATACACATAGCCTTGGCTTCTATAGCGGTGTAGGCGATGCCGGAGGATATCTAGCTTTTGCATCTTATGACACAAACACGACCTCGAACTTAACGCTTTCCGGTGGATTAAATAATTCGACCGGAATCACAGTCACAGGCGGCGATCAAACAACTCCTGCCAATTACGGGGCACGAGTTTTCATAAGGGTATAAATGGAACTACGCTCGATGAACGAGAAAGACTATCCAGAAATCTGTTCATGGTGGACTGCCCATGGATGGGCTCCCATTGCTGAGGATTTACTCCCTAGAACTCGCCTTGTTATCGAAGGCCTTTGCGCAGGTTTTCTCTACAAAACAGACTCGAATTTCGCTGTTCTCGAATGGGTAGTCGGAAATCCTAAAGCCGATAAAGGCCAGCGACGTATTGCGCTTGACTTGCTTATCCAAGGGCTACTCAAAGTTGCGAAAGAAAGCGGTTTTACGACAGTCTGGACACAGCTCGAACATCCGGCTTTAATTGAGAGATACGAGAATCACGGATTTCAAATCGGTGACAAGAATTTAACAGGTATGATCAGGAGGCTCTAATGGCAGTAGCAACAGCGACAGCACTTTTGGCGGCAGGCGGAGCGGCAGCAACAGCGGGGGCAATCGTCTCTTCCATTAAAAAAGGCGATGCAGCTGATGCGCGAATGAGTGCTGCAAACAACGCTTTAGGGGAAGCTCGCAAGGGAGCAGAAGCTCTCCAGAAATCTGCTGCTGCGAGGCCCGAGGAGATCGCGCAACTCGAAGCTACGATCCGACATAAAGACATGGTGATTCAGCGCGAGCAGAAACTCATCGAAGCAGTTGATCCCGCGATCATGGAAGCCGGAAAACAAGCCTTTCAGCTTATGCAGGGTAAAGAGGCAGAAATTCTCGGACCTCTTCAGAGGCAGAGAACCCGCGACCGTGAAAAACTTCGCGAAACTCTTCGTCGTCAAATGGGACCGAACTTTGAAGGAACCGCAGCAGGCGGAGCAGCTCTAGATCGTTTTGATTCTCAAACGGCTGATCTCACAACCAACGCACAGCAAGGAGCGATCGGACAACTTCTAGGCGTCTCACAAAATGCTGCCTCCCTTGGGCGCTCTACACAACAAGGCGCCGCAGGACTCGGACTCGGTGTTGCACAAGGTTACGGAAATATCGCAACGCGAGAAACTAATGCAGCTTATCAGGGGCAATCTCTTATTCAGAATGCGCTTAATAACGTAACTGCACACGCGGGCGATCGAGACGATGCATCCGCAAATATGTGGTCAAGTTTAGGACAACTCGGCGGAGCTGCAATAGGTGCAGGTGTCGGAATGGGACAAAATAGCGGCGGCAACTTCAGCAGCATGGGCGGAGGCAGCGGGGGATGGAGTCTCGGAGCCAATACGAACTTCGCATCCAACATGTCTGAATTCAGACCCTCACACATTTCGGGAAGCCAATTAGTTGAAAACTAAAAACGCTTTTTTAGAAATCGATCTCGGCCCGATTCACAAGGCGTTTGAAGATCCGTCGCAGCTCCCTGATATTAATCCGGGGCCTATCGGACGTTTGAGACTTGTGGAAGCTCTTCGTGGCCGTTACGGTGATAACTATCGAATTAATCGTACAGCTAGAAACGCATTAAAACATTTTGATAGCGAAACAAAAATGATTAAGCATTACGTGCAGCAGAAAAATTTATTAAAAGGGGAACCTGATCATGGCTGAAGATAATTTTGGAAAAAACATTCTCGACGGCATGAACTCAGGAATGGGCATGGTTCACAAGGCCTATGAATTAGAAAAACAACGCGCTGATCTCGATACGCAAAAAGAAGCCGTTTCCATGAAAAAGTTTGATCTGCTTCAGGGTGAAATGCGTAGCATTTATATGGTCCCGAGAGGTCCAGCACGAAAGAAAATGATCGAGCGCAGCCGAGGCCGTTTACTCGCCGGAAATATTAATCATGATCCAGCGGTTTTAGAACTCGCAGAAAATGACGACTACCAGGCAGACATTTTAGGTTCGTTTGACGACATTCTTAATCTTGGAGTCACTGATCCTAAAGCACAGGCTCAAGCAAGAAATAACATTATTGCAGCCACTGGCGATTATCAGCAAGCTCTTGGTGCAATAACTAAACGCCGCGAAATGCAAACAGAGATTGCCAAGAAAAAACAGGGTGATGAACTGACAGCTGCTGAAAGTCTCAAACTTTTAAATGAGACGGCTACCCAAGTTAAGGGAGAGTTCGGTGATCAAATAGCTTCGGTGAATGCGGTTAAAAAGATCATGGCTATCGGATCAACTAAAGAAAAACGCGAAAGCCCGATGGCTAAAGACTCTGTAAACGTGTTGCTTGCTAAGTTGCAAGATCCGTTGACGGGTGTTCGTTCGCAAGAACTTGATCGTATTACAGGCTTAGGTGAAGGAGCGGGAATACGAGCATATCAAAGCCTCCAGAATTTCGCTCTAGGTACAGGAAAACTCAGCGAGAAGCAGTGGAAGGACATTATCAAACTTGCAGACGCATATGGAAGTTTAGCAAATGACGATATTGCCACGCATAGAAGCTCTCGCGAGGGCGCTTATAAAAAAGCAGGTCTTGATGCGAATCAAGTTTATGCGGGTATACCTAAATACGAGCGTTTTGATTTTGAAAAAGGCGGCTTCAGAACTTTAGGTCCTAACACTGCACAGCAGAAGGCTCTGAATGAAAAAGAGGCGGGCGCAAAAAGTGCGCAACAGAAATTGAACAGCACTGGCAAAGATGCGTCGAAGATTGAGGCAGCAATTAAAAAAGCAGAAGAAGCTGTAGCTGCGAAAATGGGGAGATAAAGATGCCAGGATATCAACCAAGCGCACTAGCAAAACAGCCCGGACAAAAAACCGCTCCGTTATCCCAAAAAGACATTCCTCCCGCTGCTCCTGTAGAACAGGCTCCTGAAGCTGATATATCCCAGGGGCAGGACACAGAATTAGTCGCTGATCGTCTTGGGCAACAAATGGCTCCTGCCCAAGAAGAAGAATTTACTCCCGAAGAACAGGCTGCGATTCAGCAAGTTGCAGAATATCGTGTGCAGCAGAAAATGCTTTCTGGGGGTACAGACGCTGGCCCTAATGACGAGCGCCCTATAGGTTTTATGGAGGAGTTTGGAACCCGCGCTGCTGGAAGCATGGGCCGTAATGAAGAAGAAGAATTATCAATTATCCAGCGCAAATTAGGTAAAGAAAAATTCACGGTAGCAAAGCGCAAAGGTAAAATTCAGTTTAAAAAGAATAACTCTTCACTATGGTTTGATTGGGACCCAGAAGATACCGATCGCGGCGACATAGCAGATACAGCCGGAACACTTTTTGAAGGAGCAGCAAACGTTTTAACCGAAGTGGGGACTATCGGGGCCGGCTTCGTCGCGGGGAGCTTCCCAGGAGCGGCTGCTAGCGCGATTCTAGCTCCCGGCGTTGGAGCTGCTGCGGGCGTCATGGCACGAGAGGCTGCGGTTAAATTTTTCGAGGGCGAAGTTTCAGCAAGTCGTGCTGAAGAAATGTCTCTCTCTATCGGCATGAATTACGCAACGCTTGGCATGGGTTGGATGCTTAAAGGTACTGGAAAAAAAGTAGTCGGTGCAATTAAAGACGCTTTGGAACTTTCGCCACATCACAGAATAAAGCAGCTTGCAGGTATTCGCCAAGGGGTCGAAGAACTTGCAAGCCAGATCGGTATCAAAACAAAAACCTCTGCTGAAGCAGGTAAAATTATTCACGATGGCGTAACTGCAATAGATGAAGCCCTTGATATGAAGATGTCCAGTGTCAGAGAAATGATGGACGTTGCAGGCGGCGGAGCACGGCACGCTACAGAAAATTACCGTAAAGAAATCTATAATCAGCTAGGTGAACTCGGCATGGCTGAGGATGTAGTCACTTCACTAGTGAATGAGATACCTGCAAAAAACGGAAAAAAACTTAAATTAGAAATGGTTCTGAAATCTTTAGGTGAGGATAAAGTCTATGGCGACCCTAATGGTGGTGTTGAAACAATTAGACGAATGATTGGCGCCCTTGAACACACAGAGAAAAAAGGCGGCATGGATGTAAAAGATCTTTTCAGTAATCTTGATTACCTTAAAGACTTGAGTGGCTATCGCCCAGGTTCTAAAGAAGAAATACCTGATGCCATGCAAGCTGTTGCCAGAAAACTTCGTCATGCTCTCGCAAAAGATCGTAATGAAGTGGCACAAAAACTTTACGGTGAAAACTCAGGGGGCTTTAGCTTTATAGACGGCGCCCTAAAAGAGTACACTGCGAAAATGGATTCGATTATTGATCTGCGAAAGATGTTTCGTAATAAAAAATCCATTGAAAAATTTACCGATGCGTTGACAGCGAAAGATTCGTCAAAACAGCTTGCAAATCTCAAAGGCTTATTAGGTGAGGGCAGCGAAGAGTTCAAACTTGTTCAAGCAGAGTGGGTAGACAAGTTACTCAGTAAATCTATTGATCCTGATGTAGGTATAGTCAGTGGTAAACAATTAAGAATGGCAATGGAATCTCACGGCGAAGATGTTGTGAATTTAATGATTTCGCCCGAACAGAAACTATCATTAGCAAGAATGGCGCATATTGCCGAGAAGGTTCCATATATGGACATTCTTAATAATACGCAACAGCAACAGATTTTGCAGAACGGTATTCTTGCCGCTTCGACCAAATTTAACAATATAGGGTACCTTACGAAAATTATTTGGCACGTTGCCCGGCAAAGCGCGGATGCGGCAAAATACCTCACAGATAAGGGGCTTCTTGAAATGACTCACGGTCTTAAAGACCCTATGCAAAAACGCACTATGGTTAAGGTCATGGAGAACGTAGAAAAGATGTTTGCAGCGACGGATATCTATACAACTAAAGATGGCCGACGCATTCTTAAACAAATTGATTTCGACAAGAAATTGAGTGAAACAGATGTGCAAAAACTTTTCTTCGGACAACAGGCAACCCGCGCAGCAAATGCGGGGGACGTAATAGAGAAATTACCTGCATCTATAAAATTTAATGCCACGCCTGCGCCCGCAGCACACACAGCGGCACAGGGGGGCAAGGAGGCTTTTCGTGGTTCCTTGTCGAGCAATCGAGAAGCAAACGAACGTGTTGAAGAACAATCTCCTCAGCAATGAAGTTTAAAAAGCCCGAGCAAGAAAAAGAGCTGAGTGAACGCTCAGAGTTTTTGCAAGAGCTGGCAAGGGAATTTGGAGAGAAGAGTCTTGAGCTAGGAATCGAGCCTGTGGTTACGCGAGTGACCGAGGCAGTCTCCGGAGAGAGCGGGGTCCACCCTCAAGGACGAGCGGTGGACTTCCGCGATGAATACGCCGGAAAATTTTTATATTCCCCGATAGCTCGCGCCGCGTTACTCGCTCACTTCGAGAAAAAATACGCTCGAACCGACGGAAAACCCACACTTTATTGGCATTCTTTCAACGGGATGCCCCATCATTTTCACTTGCAAGTCGCCTATGACTTGTCAAAATATGTGAAATCAGAGGAGAATTAAGTCATGGAAAAACAACTCGTTAGTGGTGAACTTGGAAAAATCGGCGGTTACGAAATCGCTCTTAAAACAGAATTCGGCCAGATTAAGCTCGCGGCTGAAATCGCGCTGCATGCTTCGTCCCTCGTTGATCTTGTTATCGACGCTGCGGAAAAAGCAATCCCAGGCGACTTCGATAAGCCTCTTTTAGAAATCGTCCGTGCAGCTGCAAAGTCTGCGCTAGGCGCACCGACGGTAGCTTAATATGCAATTCCTCGTTGCACTTGCTGCCAGTTTGATGAAGTGGATTATTGAGAAAGCTGTGATTTATTTCTTAGCTCTCACTAAGAAACTGAATCGCCGGAAGCAAGTGCAGGAGGATGCACAGGCTTCTGTTAGGCCCCTCAAGGATGCAATCACAGGAGAACAAATCGATGCGGCTACTGACGACGCTTTGGATAAGCTGTAGTTTTCTTCTCTTCGCATGCGCGCAGGTTCCAAGACCCGATACGGATCTCTGCGTTGTGAATGCTCCCGCTGGCCATAGAAAATGCTACAACATTTTAAAAGACTATAACGACGAGGGTGATTTACTCCCAGGAGCAAAACCACTTTTCAAACCAGCTAAGGTAGTCGAGGATCTTAATAAAAATATCTGCACCGATCCCGATGGCTGGGCAAACATGAAAGCCTATATTCGTTCTCTGCGCGAAGAACTCTCTGCCTGTGCGAGGAAAAAATGACTCTCAGGAGCGAGGTCTCGCAGCTGCAATTCCTCTCCCTCGTCATTTCCCTCGTTCTTGTTTTCGTCGTAGGAACGTCTTTTCTCTTCACAAACTTCGTAACCAAAGCAGACGCAAAAATAGTCAATGACCAAAACGAGGCATATAACTCCCAACGTCGCGCGCAAGTGGCAAACGAACGGGCCGAACTCCTTGCCAGCCTTCTTCGCTTAGAAACTAAAGTAGATCAACTTCGGGAGGACTTTCGGGCTCAACGACTTCGTTAAGTGCCTCGCCTGTTGCATGAAACGTATAATCATTTCCGTCGCGGGTCATTCGCATGACTCCCATTTCCATTAAATCTCTTTCAATCTGAGTAATTTCAGCGCCATTATATCTGCGCCAAAGGAGCCCAACGAGGAAACTGTGCTTTACAGTCTTGCGCTCCTTGATTAATTCCCCTACGAGATGAATTCCAGTTGCTAATTTATTTTCCCCTGTCGAACCGAATGCATCGAGCATCTTTGCTTCAACTTCATCGAGCAGTTTAATTGCATCCTCAATATTTTTCGTCGTTCCAACAAGTGAGTTTCCTTCGGCAACTGAAAGGAGCATTGCAATCTTCTTCACCGTAGTTGATTTTCTGCCGTAATAACCCTTGAAACGCGGATCAGCTTCTTTTAAAGTGCGCGTTTTATAATGCAGATACCATTCCTCGTAGAAACGTAGTGCATCCACGTCGAATTGAAATTCACCCATTAGATTATGAATCTGCTGAAGATCCTGAATTAAAAGGGGTTTCATATCTGCAACCGTTTGATCCAGCGAAGGCCAGGCTACAAACTTATCGGGATTTTCTTTTTCAACAACAAAGATAACACGACTTGCAAATCCCCCCTCCATTTCGGAAGCAGGGATCGAACGCGCGAGCCAGGCCGGTGTCGAAGCTCCCAGGATATTAAGGCACGGACCAAAGATTTTAACCTGTCCCTCGCCTTTTGTCTCATAGACCCACGGCTTGTTACTGTCGTGAGGGCTGCAATCATAAAAAGTTGTGAGCAATTCTGAAATGCTCCCGAATACAGATTCCAAAAGCACGTTGAGTTCTGAAGCATAGGCAAAAACAGCACTTTGCCGACCGTTGTTGTTTGAGGCAGGAAACTCTCCATAAGAACGCTCCATTTGTCCTATCAGCGACGCAGCAGTAACTCGCTCGGACATAATTTTGATTTCAGGAATTTCACGGAGCAAATCCACGCCGATTCCTGTTGAAGTTGATTTTCTAACGACTCCCGATTCGCCAATAATAAAAGTATAGAGATTAGGAAATAATTTAAAATGCCCTTCCGTCTTGTAGACTTTTCTCTCAAGAGCTGCGGCCATAATTGAAATCGCAACCCAAGTGTGAATTTTCTTAGTTGATTCCTGATTCTCAGTGAACTTTAAATAGGCATCGATGAAGTTAGGATAATTTCTCGGACGCGAAAGTGTAGAAGCCATCTTTTCCAATGCGGCTCTCGTCGGGGGCTTAATCATATCGCCTACTGTAACCTTCATATTGCCTCTTTCTTCAAACTAGGGTGTTTCTCAAAAACACGATCCCAAATCATTCGATATAATTCATGGCCACAAACTTCTCGTGCTTCAACAATGAAAAGTCTTTCTCTGCGTAAAGTGCTCGGATTCCTCGGGAGCTTCCCCATGGTCCAAGTCAAATTATTTCGCGTACTCTTTGCGCCCTTAAGTGCTCGCCTTGTTTTAATCCACCAAGGTTCATTAATCGGCGCATTTCCGGATAATGCAAAATCAAGCGATTCTTCAATGTCGCCGATAATTTTATCAAGTTCCGAAAGAAGCCAAACGCCTTCTTCGCGGGTTTTAATTGTTTCAAGATCGATGCGCTTTAAATCTACTCCGTGATATTTTTCAGCGAAATTCATATTATCCTTCAAAGACAGTTTCCATCGGCTTCCAGCGTTCGCCGATTTGAATATCAATTGGAATCCGAAGCTCTCCGCCCGCCATTTGCATTTTGGGGTTCCAAGCGTCTTGATCCTTAATTAGTTCAATGACCTCCAGTGTATGGCTCTCATCGACCTCTAACAAGAGTGCGTCGTGAATTTGGTTCGATAAAAGAACATGGGGTTTTCCTGCCATATAGAGCATTAGATTATTAATGATATAAACCACTGTATTTTGTGGCTTATATGAATAGGCTTCACGGAACATATCCGGCCCCAAGCGGTCGTAGAAATAACGCTCATAGCCGAAAACCGTCCGAAGTCTCCTCGTTCGAGTTACCTCCTCCTCAATCTTCTTCTGCCATCGGAGAACTCCCCCTTCGAGTGCAGCGTGATAACCAGCGAGCATTCGCTCCGCCTTATGAATCGGCAGGACGAGATCCATTTCCTTTAGACACGAATCGCTGAGTGTCGCAGCATGCATCCCGTAATTAGCAGCGTGCCCGGTTTTCTTCCCTAGCTGGCGTTCGTCTTTCGTTACATCACTCATTAACTTATTAAAGAGGAGCGGATGTGAAGCAACATAACGATGAATATCTTCGCCGTCGTGGAACATCTTTTGGAGTTTCGGTACAGGCCCGTCCCACGCAACAATACGACTCTCTGCTTGTTTCAAATCGACTTCGATAAACTTCTTCCCCTTGGGAGCGCGGAACTGACTTTTTAATTTCCCCGGAACAGTTTGTGAATTGAGGCCACGATCCCAGGGGTCTTTACCGCTACTCCAACGAGCAGACTCAGTGCCATGATTGTATAAAGTAAAGCGAAGGCGATCGTCGTTATCACACGCATAATTTATGAAACTCGATAGTTGTTTATTCCACTCGCTGATTTTAATAAGCGGAGTGAGAATCTTTGATTCCGGATCTTTAAGTCGGAGCTTCATTAGGGCTTCTTTGTTTGAACTCTCCTTCCCCTGATGAAATGGAAGTTTATATCCGAAAGCAGCTAGGAGAGCCTTAACCTGAGTAGGAGAACGCGGATTGATCGTCGTGCCGAGCTTTTCACTGGCAACTTCGTCGAGGGTTTTAGTAATCGATTCAATTTCCTTTTCAGCTTTTTCACGGAGCCGCTGCCTTTCTTCTTGATCAATCGGGAGTCCGTTCCAGCTCATTTCAAATGCGCACGGCGCATAGGCCATTTGCTTTTCGTAGAATAATTTATCTAAAGCTCTTCGTTGGAGATCAGTTTGCTGTACAAGGGCACATTCGAGAGTAATGGCGACATCTTTGCAATTGTAATAGTACAATTGATTGATATCTTGCCTAAGCCCCCAGTCTTTACCCTCATCCTTCCAATAAGGCTCCTTAGAATTAATCCGAGCAATCGTATCCAACCCCATAGGCAATTCAGGATTGAGGAACTTCTGGCAAACCATTGTATCGTGAAATACGTTCCTGACTCGTATTCCATAACGTGATAAGTAGGTGCAGTCATAAATTAAATTTTGTCCGATCTTTTTTGTTTCGCTCGCAAGGAGCTGAGAGATTCCGCGCCAGAGTAGGTAATACTCATTGGCTGTATAGTCTTTTGGGAGCGTCGGGATGCAGAAAGCTTCGCGGGGGTCGGTCGCGAATCCGATACAGGTGATTTGTCCACATCCTGTTTCAATGTCGAGCGACAGATTTTCTTGCCGTGCCGCTTGATCCATCCAGGCAAGAGACTGTTCGACTGTCGGATTAATAATAAAATTTCTTTGTACTCGTCTAATGTCTGGGAAATGACTTTCTTCTGCGACACGCATTGCTCCAAAGGTTAAAAAAGGGATTTCCTTGTAAACTTTATTTATATATTCGGGATGATGCAGGGGAACTACTTTACGCCCCGCAATTCCTTCAAGTATAGATAGATGCCATTTGCCGATTCCAAGCTTATCAGTAACGAGCCTAAGCGGATCTTCTCCAAGCGGAACGATGATATTCGCTTTGCTTTTGGCAATACGAGCGAGACAATCACTTCTCCAGGCATTCTGCTCGATAGGGTCCAAGAGAAAAAATTTTCTTCCGGGTGGTATTCGCTCACATAACGATTCAACCCTAATTCGAGAACGCGGTATTCCGGCTTTGAGGAACTGTGAAAATAGAAGTTTCCCGGTGTAGTCACTGAGCGGCCTCCTGGCTGCGGCATCATTATACGACGGCATATCCGTCACGATTAAAATTTTCGCATCTTCCGGGCCATCCCCGGAGACTGTTCTTTCTAAGGCGAAAGAAGGCTGGCTAGGGATTAGGTCAACCAGCATGAGTTTGTCCCGCGACCGTGCTTAAGCGACGTTTGTACTCTGCTCGAATCCGTGCTGATTCGGCGTTGGTTCGGCGAATTTTCCTAATAAGACGTAGGGAGAAGAAGAGCAGAACCATAGAAGCTGTTGCTAAAAGAGCCGAAATAACAAAGAAGAAGAAGGTCATGAAGTAGATCATAAAATTTCCTTAATAAGGGGATTCAGCGAATCGTGTAGTTGCCGTTATTTCCGTCACTGAATCCCCCGACTTCTCTATGGCAGAGAAATTATGCAGCGCTCAGCCAAGCCTTAACTGCCTTTACCTTCGGATAATCATTCTCCGTTACGATAACTACAGTGAGTTCTTTGCCCATGGTTTCGTCAGTATCAAATCCACCATTTGCTTGAACTGTTGTTCCAGTGACTTTAAGAAACTGGCGAAGAATTCCGACGCCCTTGCCGCCGATAGGTGTCGAGTGGAAAATCTTTCTTCCGTTCGACTTTTCGCCGAAGGTTTCAAGAGTCCAATTCAAATATGCATTGCCAGAAGTTTTTCCAATCTTCTGTTCTACATTGACGACGCGAACGCCGTACTCGCCGTTTGGCAAACTATTATCTACTTCTTCTGAGAAATCCGGATTGATCATTGGCATTTTGTTGCTCCTTTTGAGGCAGGTTATTCGGTCCCGCCTCGTTACCGCTAGAGGGCTCTTTGGCCCTTATAGATTTCTGTATTACTTGCTGTTGGTGTAATCTTTGCCGACTTCTGCTTGCATCTTGTGCAGAAAAGCAGCGAGTCCCAAGCCTTCCAAATATCCTCTAGCATGTGGCAACGCACCCAAGCCTGTTTTCCACACGCGGGACAAACGCATTCCACGTTGTAGGTTTTTTTAGCACTAATCATATGGCCATTTTCCAGTACGTGCCGATGTGTCGTGCGAATGTTTCAGCAATACTTCGGAGCTGCTGATCATGCGCTTTTTTCGTCAGCTCGCCGATCTCTTCGATGTTTTCTTTGACTGAGAATTCAGACGTAGTTGTTTTAATCAGTGTCCCCGTAGCGCGGTCGTCTTCGTAGGGATACCCGCTCAATGTAATAATATGCGACGTGTTTACGTTAACTAATATGGTCTGTTCACTACTAATAAAAGCATTTACTTTGATAAAAGTCGGAAGCATAAAATCCCCTTAAAAGTGTTTCTGCATTTCTGCGTAGCTGAGTTCAAAAGTATCTGGAATTTTCGTAATCTGAGTTCTGGCTATGTATTTTCGCTCGGCACGGCTCTGCCCGGTGAATTTGGTTTTCCCGTCTTTTCTTTCGGCGTAACAGCGATAGACTTCTTCAAAGACCATGGGCAGCCAGCCTGGAAGCTCTTTTCCGAAGATCAAAGGTTGAGCAATTACCTCGCCTGTCGTTTCATCTTTATCCTGAATATAATGCGCGGTCATAACGATGTTGCAGCGATCCTTCATCGCGAGGAGATTCCTCACCAAATCCTTAAAGTGAAAAATGGCTAGCTGATAATCCGAAATCATTGGCACTAGTGTTGCATTCACTTTTTGTCGCTTCCCCTCGGGATTCTGCCGAATGACTTCGGACATAAGTGCAGCGGAGAACGTAGTAATGGAATCAATAATCAGTGTCTTAAAAGGAAAACCCTCTTTCGGGAGTGCCATGATTTCATTGCAACGCTTTACGAATTTGGGCCAATCCCGATGAGCCGAATAATCTTCATACTCGATGAGCCCCGCCTGAGCAGTGCCCTTATGGAAGCTTGCAGCGGAGGAAATTTTGCCATCAAAATCAGCGGCCCAGATGGGTCCGGGGAATCCCGTTGCGAAGCAGGTTTTACCGGAACCGCTCAGGCCATAAGCGAGAACCGTTTTATAATTAGTTGTTTGCAGGTCGGAGAGCTTAGCCATGGATAGTTCCTTTCAAATTGAATTCAGCGGAGATCATAGATTCTTGGATATTCCTTGGGAGTTCACAAACACGTTTGAAATTGCAGCCTCCCCACATGGAACAGGCATCGGGGCTACTCATAGGCCAACGAGCCATTTCAGAGGAAACGCATTGCAGGTACTTCCCTACATTCCAGAGGATTGCCTCTTTGAGATCTTCGATTTCCGCGTCGCTGATCGAAGTAAATTGTCGCTTCACTTCCTGCTTTGTTTTCGCGACTTGAACACCGTTGACCATAAACTGAGTGGGTTTAAGGCCGAAAACTTCCTTTGCAGCCCACCAATATCCGGTGTATTGGAAGTTGGGCTTGATTCGGTTGAAGAAATCCTTGCCGAGGCTCGAAGTTGTTTTATGATCACAGACGATAATTTCCCCAGTTTGCTTATTTCGGAGAACAGAGTCGATCTGCCCGAAGAACCAGACCTCAACGATTGGCCGATCTATCCCAAGAAGTGGAAGATTGAATTCACGCTCATGGATCTTGAATTTGAATGCACGCTCGCAGAGTGGGCCATCAGCATCAACAACAAGCTCAAAGGGATCGTCTAGATAAACGTCGAAATAATTATTCAAAATATTAATGCCCGATTCGGGACTCCTTGCCTGATCGTTTTCGGTGAGTTTTCCCGCGCTTTCAAGAAACGCAAACACGCTGGCGCAACGTGCGCATTTGCCATGTTCGAGGGGAAGCTGGCCAGAGAGCATCAGCGCATGGGAGTCGTCGCAAGCTACCGAGCCGATTTTGCGAGATTCCTTTTCTGCGCAGTACCAGGTTTCCATTGCTTTATGAAATCCTGATCCGAAAATCAGTGCTGCGTGCGCATTTCCACTTTGCAGATTTCTATTCAGTGCGAGCTGCGCTTTGCGCATACAGGTTTGAATAATCGAAAGAGATGAATAATTTACGTCGATAATAATTCGATCACCCTCCTTTCGCATGGAGAGCATTTCTTTGATCTCACTTTTTTCGTGAGTCAGATCCGGGGGCATTTCAATTTGCATTTGCTTCAGCCTCTTTCGTTTCAATTTGAACGATTTCCACCTGAGCTACTTGCGAATCGCCGCTCGCACAAGTTTTATTTTCACTGAAGATAAATTTTTTCTTTGCAAGAAAATCTTTAATCGATTTTTCTGAACAAAATAGCGTGTCGCAAAGTGTCTTTATTTTTTCTTCACTAATGAGAAGCGACTTGTCAAATTCGAGATCACACTGTTTTTCACCCAGTGCCGTTTGAAAACGTAACTCGTAAATTCCCAATTTCAATTTCGTGGGAGCTTTTCTTTTCTTCCCTTTGACTTCAGCTTCCTTGGCTTTTCCGCGAGCATCGCGTGGCTGATAAAGGGAAACGACGTAATCATAAAAACTTTGCTCGCTCATTGTTTCAAATGGTGCGCCGAGTAGCTTCAATCGATCTTCAGGAAATATTTTCTGCACTTTCGCCTCGTAAATGCAGCTATTCGCTGCCATGTAAATGTTTTGGATAGACCCATTAGCGCGTAGTTAGGTCGCTCGCACAAGGAAATTTTTATTCGGAGTAAATGTCCGGCTGCGTCGTATTTTCCCCGACTTTTCTCGGGAGCCTAACGGCGCGTTCTCGTGTAACTTCAATGGTCTTTTCTGTGTCGGCGCAGTAGCACAGATTATTTTCCCAGAAACCCTTGACATGATTTCGAGCAACGCAATGGGCGTCACAGCGTTCTCGTCGCAAATCATCGATCGTGTAACAAGCAAGAGCAACGAGTAGGAATGCCCTTGCCAGCTTCTTCTTCTTCCGTCTCCAATAAGTAGTTGCGAGTCCAGCACGGTCGGGCGTTTCGCCGTTTGCGGCGTCCCACCCTTCGGCGCTCATTAGACTTCGATCACCTGGCCGCGAAACTGAATGTGCTTTTCATCCATTACGGCAACGATTTCCGGCCAGAGAAGTTTACCCTCGTGGAATGTGAGTATTACAAAGCCTGATCTGTGATTATTCGGATTATCTTCGCTGTATTTAAATTGTGGGCCGAACGGATCAGCGAGTGTTCCAGTGTCTACGCCGAAACGTGTTCCATTGTAGTCATCAAATGGCGTGACCTTGAGAGCGTGCAAATGGCCTGTGACCATGGATTTACCCGAATAAACGGCATTATTGTGTGTCGCATGAACTCCGCCCCTGTAGCGGTGTTTAATGACTGTATCGCCGTTGATCCAGATGGACATTCCAATTTCCCAATCAGGAAAATGATCACATAGGGAGAAGCCTTTGACTCCATCCATTTCTGAAACGGTATTTGCCAGTTTGTTTTCAAAGCGCATATCGTGATTCCCGAGCATCCAATAGAGATCAGCATCAGGTGCGGCGTCACGGAGTTCTCCGTAGCGTTCCTCGATTGTTTCTTTCTCTTCGTTTACGTTTGGTTTTCTCTCCCAACCTATTGCAGGATGGCGTCCGGATTTTGCCCCGTCCCAAGCGTCGCCATTTGAAATAAGAATTTGCGGTTGAAGTTCTTTTGCAAGTTTAACTGCACCACGATGTGCGGTTGAAATAATTCCGGGCCAGTAATGCTGATCAGACATGACAAGTGCAACGCCGTTTTTAATTTCGTAGGGAATCCTGTCTGGATAAGCTGTTTTCCAAAGAGCTTTCGAGGGAGCGGAAATTGATTGCTCCGTCCGTGCTTCTACGCGGGTTCTTCTTTTATAGACATTTCGTTCTGCAATGCCTAGAATACGCGCTGCTTCAGCTGCGCCATGCTGTTCAAAAAGCCTTGTAAAGTCTGCATCCGTGCAACTAATAGGCATTAATTACCTATAAGTGTGACATAGCTGCTTGCTATATCAACCGAGCGATTCACTTGGTTTTGTTATAGACTATTTTACCAGCCCCTTCGCCCACACAAAAGCCTTAAGCGCGAGTGACCGCCAGAATAGAATTTTCACGTTCCCGCCGATGATGGTGGGCTTGTCTGCGTTTCCAACAACAACGCGAACTGGCTTTCCGTCTGGGCGAACGACGTTATCTAGCCACACGCGTTTAGTTTTCTTTCTGGACTGATCGGACCACCCGCCGAGTTCGATATCGTAATTCCCCTTTGGCTTGGTGATGCACACGTTGGTAAACTCGATATCCTCCGACCCACCCTTGACCACAATTGCGCACTGACCCCCTCCAACCAATACGAGGTGCTCGAACAGGACCATTTTACACTCGCGATTGAGGTCAATAGCGTTTTCACTCCCACCGTAAATAGTGAGATTGTAGCCCTTAAAGTTTGTGGCATGAGACAACTTCAGTGAGTCATCAAACTTGGTTTGGTCAGCGACTATCATCTGATCACCAATCGTCACCCCATCCACATCGGCATAGCTCAGGTAGTTCACATCTTTATCTTTCATCCATCCCCCTGTGGGCGTCACCTGCGAGGAAGCCGTCATATTTTGCCTTTTCAATTGCTCCAAAAATACTGGGTTGGTCACTTAGGTAGCGAGCAAACCCTGTTCCTGCATATTCAGCAGCCGCTTTCGCCAGGTCGGTCATTTGAGTTTCCTCAACTTGGTGATGCAGGATTTAACTATAGTAATAGACTGGCCAGCTACTTCGTTTCCTGCCTGCATCATCTGAACAAGCGTCAGATATTTCTTTCCTGAGATCGCAACAAAACCCACCGTCTTGACTGAGCAAATGGAGTGATGCCAGTCATCGCGCCTTGCCCATTTCGGCATATCGGTGCAGTGATCCTCCCATTCGACATAAACAATCTCGCCCACCTTCACTCCGCACACTCATAAGTCATCTCGAAAATGTCAGGCTTGCATGGGTAGAACTCACCCTTTATGCCTTTGATGATCCAATCACCCTTTGAAACTGTGAGCACTCCCTCAAGAGTGACAATGCCCATTGGTTCATGAATCTTGTTATGTCTAAATCGTTCTGGCACAAATTCTCTCAGTTCGTCCAGGTTATTGCCTGTCCAATGGACGGCTTCGATCACTACTGGTTTTGTTCTAAATTTCATTTTCTAATTTCCCCGTGGTTGCGTTCGCAGTACCGCTCATGTCCGGTAACTCGAAACACACGCAGGCCATTTAAATACCGCCGACCGTACAGGGATCAGGAACATTGGAAATAATCCAAGGCAATTCGCCATTAGAAGGCGGAGAAACGTCAGTATATATCGTCGTAGATGTTTCGGAGAGCCGTGACTTGACGGGAGGATAAGGTTCTATCTTCTTCAAACTGTTCTCGGAGGGATTCAACAAAACTGTTTGCCCGGCCCGTCGCCTCAAAATGCGATTCGATTTCATTTAGCATTTCCTCAATTAAAATTGATTCTTCGTCGTCTAACTGTATTTGCATTAGGGTTCTACACGACCCGCGAGCAATGCCATAAAGAGCAATGCGATTAGGCTGTAAAAATATTTCAGAAATCTCTTCTTCATATTACGCATCTTTCGCACCTTAATATCTGACGGCTCGTCATTTGCGTTTCGTTTTCACGCTATCGATGTAAAGGGTTTCCTTTGAAGTATTCCAAATAATCACACCAAACTTCTTTAATTCAGTTGAATGCAATGCCTTCAATGCAATACCCGAACGCTTGGATGGCCTTTTTAATTTTTTAATTTGAATCATATTTTTTCCTTTTCATTTTCCTTCACCCGTCACCGTAACCTTCACCGTCACCGAAACCGGAACTGTAACCGCTACCGTCACCGGAACCTAATCCGTAACCGTCACCGAAACCGTAACCGGAACCGTAACCGGAACCGTAACCGTCACCGTCACCGGAGCCGTCACCGAAACCGGAACTGTAACCGCTACCGTAACCGTAACCGTAACCGTAACCGTAACCTAAACCTAAACCGGCACCGTAACCGAAACCGTAACCGGAACCGGAACCGGAGCCGTCATTTTCTAAGCTAGTCATGGTTTTACCTCAACCGAAACCGAAACCGAATTCGTCACCGTAACCTTCACCGGAACCGTACCCGTAACCGTAACCGACACCGTCACCGTAACCGGAACCGTAACCGTCACCGTCACCGGAGCCGTAACCGTAACCCGCGCCGTAACCGAAACCGGAACCGAAACCGTAACCGTAACCGTCGTTTTCTAAAACTAAACTACCCATGGTTTTACCGCTTGGATGGCTTTCATTGCAGCATCGGTACATGTAGCAATTTCAAAACCTTGAGGGCTTACAATTTCAGTTTTAACGACCGAGACACCAAATCTATTATCTCCCTTGGCTGGACCAGTGGTGGCCACTTGGGACAGACTTGCACCGCACCAGCGCCACAGTCTGATCGATTGCGAGAGCACCACAGTATCGCCAGTGCGACTCTCTAGATACCCCGCGTGTACACCTGCTGTGTGTGCGCGCACGATTACGAACTCATTACTTATCTTCTTTGCTTTTGCCATTTCATTCCCTTGTTTTGCCTTTCGGCGGTTAATCCCCGTCAAGTTCCGTAACCATTACCGTAACCGTCACCATTACCGAAACCGGCACCGGCACCGGCACCGAAACCGTAACCGTCACCGTCACCGGAGCCGGAACCGTAACCGAAACCATCGTTTTCTAAGCTATCCATGGTTTCTTCTCTCATTTTATAATCCCTCGTATCTTGCAGTGTTCATGTAGATGAGTCCTCACCCTTCACTGCAATCATCCAGTTTAGTAACTAGCGTGTCCTTCCACGCCGCCGAGAAATTATTTATTCTTCCGCATCAAGTTTTAGAAAACCTTTACGGAGGATATCAAGTTCGCCCTGTACCTTCATTAATTCAACTTCTTTTGCTTTAATTGCTAAGAGAGCACCCTTATAATCGCTCTTGAATTTAAGAAGTTTACCTATTTCAACTTCAACGGGTTCGACTTTTTCTACCATTTTATTATTTCTCCTGTGTCATTGATTGTTGCATTAGAAAGGCAGCTCTTCATTAAGATTCGGGGTTTCACCTTCAATACGCCGTTTCACTGATTCCGCAATATCTTTTATGCTAACATCCTGTGCTTCTATATCGAGGTCATGCCCCGCATAGTACTTTTTACGCTCATAAGCAGCATCGTGTGTTGCGTGTATTTCTCTAATCGTAAAACTAAAAACCTTGCCTTCTAAAACATACATTTGTTTAGTTTCAGGGAGTCGTTTAGCGATAGTAAATCCCGACGAGAAACGAATCTCGTGATCGTCTTTTTTCAAAATAAGTTCCTTCACATTATAAGTTCCTGATTCAATCTCAGCAACGACGCCGAGTAACTTGAAAGCCTCCTGCATGGCTTCGATATTTTTACTCGGAATATCTTCCCAGACTCGAACTGTTGTGGTTTCCATTTTAGCGGCCTCCCTGATTCGGAACTGTATCTGCCCAACGTGCATACCGTTGAAGCCATTCTGCAATTGAACGAGCACGGCCTGCCGTCAAACGCATTTTCAGTGTTTGCATAATTCCGCCTGTTGAATGTCTGATTTCAAGACCCGATGCATCATCATTTAAAGAGCGGAATAAATAACGTCCGTCTGTTGTAGAGAAATCAAAGCTTGCAGGTTTATTATTTTCTGTCGTCGTTTGCATTACTTGCTCCTGCCTATGATTCCCATTAAACCCTTGAGGGGATTAATATGTTCTTCCCATTCCTGTTCTGTGTAAAAATAAATGGCATTGTCTTTGATAGAACAAACCAGCGGCGTCTTATCACGCACGTAATTTAAACCTTCGAGTAATCCCTTTGCAGCTAATGCAGCCTCTAGTTTATCCCAAACAAGTTTCGCATTAATTCTTTGCCTGTCTAAAACTTGCTCTATACGCTTTGTTAAAAACTGAATCTCTTCTTCAGCGTGTTTCGCAAAAGCTTCGACTTCTGCGCAAAATACTCTGTATTCGGGATTGTCATTAATCGTAGTCAAGACTTTAGGCATTGGTGCCCTCGCATTTATTTTCTATTTAGAGTTTCAGCCTCAGTGATGAAAAATGAAATAGCGTGCAACTTGCAATTCGGCAAGTGAAAAATGCAATTATTTTCCCGACTGATAATTTTTCATTTCAATAATGTATTCTCGTTTATAAATTTCAAAGGCCTCGTGGACAAGTTTATAGGCAGCGATCATTCCCATCGTGTGACTTCTCTCATCATCTGTTTTCACAAGTTCGAGCATCTGCTGCGAAAACTGTCTGAGCTGCTGGAGATGCCGCTCGAAAAGTCCTTCGGGATCAAAGGCTTTCGGAAGCGCCCTTTTACTCACGGGAGAATAATTGAACTTTCGTCTTTATAAATTTCCTTAGCCTCGCCGCGTTTCCTCGGCGGCCTGTGCCCAAACTTCGACATAACGTGCAGAGTGAGTTCTCCAATAGCTTGTCTGGCGTAGACTTCTGGCACTGCACGGAGGTCATTTGATTGCGTGTAGAAAATTGCATCGTCGGAATTATTATCCTTGTAAATATGCACGCAGATTGAAGCGACGTGCTTTGATCCTTCAGGTGTTAAACGTTCGCCGAGTCCTTTCAGGAGATCATTCTCCCCCTGGCTCCTTCGCATTTCGCGGGATATCTCTAGCTCCGGCTCATTTGCGTGTTTTTCTTTAGTTTTCATTGAGAGATCTTGCAGGTTTTCCGTCAGTGCATCGTTTTCTTTTGGCATGAACTTAGGATGCCCCCACGTTTGAGTTCGCGCGAGGGAAAAAGGCAGGCTGGCTAGGGAGGGAGATTTGCTCGGCTCCGGCACTCCGAAAAGAGGGACCGTGCTCTGCGAAGAAAAAACCCCAAAGACTCAAGGTCTGAGGCTGAATTCAAGATCCGTTAAATCTTTGAGGTTTTATATGACCAACGTGTTCTATATATGGCGCGTTATTTGAAAGCACAAGAGAAAAAAATGGTGGGCCAGCATGCACCCACCACTTCTTAATTAGGCAAAAGACAATTCGACTGCAACTGCTGATCCTGCGATAAGGTCTAAAGAGCCTTCGCCAAGTAGCGGAGTTACACCTTCGCCGAGGTCGGCATCGGCTGAGAACTGAATAGTCAATGCGCCGATCGGACCTGCTGGAGTGAAATCAGCAGATAAGCCGTCGTCAGATTGATTCGAGAAAGCACCCATTGCTGCATTGCTGAGGTCAAATTTCGCAGAACCCTTTTCGATCTCTGCTGCATTGCCTGCCTTGTCAACAACTTTTGCTACCACTTTGATTGATTGATCGATTTTTAATTGCATACCGTTAAGCTCCTCTAAATTCCCGTTTTTATTTACGAACATTAGAACAATTCCAGGTGCAGCCTCGGGAGTGATTGCAGCTAAAATGTATTCTAGTTTTTCAGTGATAGAACTTTGCCCGATCTGAATTTGCTGATTGAGCATTGAAGCGTTTTCATCACTTCGACGTTTCAACTCGGCAACTTCATTGCGGAGCAAGGCGATATCCCTGCGTGCGCTTTGGATCTCTTGAAAGATATTTGCCATGAGTCTGTAGTTTGGAGCGAACAGGCATGTGTGTCGAGAGGAAAATGAGCAGGGAAAAGATTAATTAAATCAGGTTGCAGCGTGTGATATTCTCGGTTGCGTTGAAGGTCTGCGAGCCGCATTCACTCAGTGGTATAGCTGAAGCTGAAGCGGTGGGTTTTTTTCTTTTCGACTTGGTGAACATCTTTTTTACTCCTCCAAAAATCAGGGGATAACATAGCGTAGAATGTTTTCCAAGTGACGGGATTTGTGTAGACCCAAATTGTTACGCTGAATGCGAAAACAAGCCAGATATAGGCTAGGCATAATTCCAATTTTTGACGGAAGCCATTACAGTCTTTGAAAGTTTTCATTTAATGCCTCGTTTCTTATCGAGTTTCGCCTGGAATTCTTCCATCTCTTGGTGATATTTTTCGTCGGGTGCGTATTGCGTGTTTAAAATATGTTGCTCCTCCGGAGTCATATCGAGCGCACGATCTAATTCTAGTTGATTCAGTTTTCGCTTTTTCATTCGTGCAACGGTTTTCGGATCAAGTCCGTACTCGGGGAGTTTTATTTGCGCAAGAGCATTCATTAAGTCATAGGCTTGTTGGGGGAGAAAAATAATTCCGCCCGTGACCCGTTGAATTGTTTTAATATCGGGATCTTTCGCGAGCATTGCAGCGATATCGTGGATGCTCCCACATTTTCGAACGCGCTTATTAAAGACTCGTGAGAGTTCGGAGAGCGTTGTCGGTAGTCCTTGGCCACTCCAATAACTTGTTATACGGAACTTTGCGTCGTGCGCGATGCGGTCGAGTTCGATCGCAGCGGAATATTCAGTAGGCATAATTTTTCCCTTTCAAATTTTCTATCCTGTCCATTAGAGGTTTTCAAACGATTAGCGATATTCTTTATCGGCGGCTTCCTCGGTGAGTTTTAAAAGTCGATCTATTACAAGTTGCGTGTCGTCATCGGCACCTTCAGAACGGAGTTGCTCGGCAGCCTTCTGCGCTTCGCGTTTATCCAAGGCAATGTAGCGATCTATTATTATGCATTGAGCGCGGGGCATGCGGCGAGGTCCTTTGGGAGCAGAAGAGCAGCCGCTGGCAAGGGAGAAGAGGCTCCCGAGCGTTAGGAGGAGAAAAAAACGAGCGAGGTTCATTCGAGAGATTGAGGTATTCATAACTATTCCTTTCATTGTTAAGTTTTCATTCGCAGTTTGAGGAAGTCCCGTCGTGTTTGAATCGGATATTTGAGCAACGCATATAATATACTCCTGATTGAATTAATTAGCTGGCAATAGAAATAACGTCGCCGAACGGCGCCGATCCGGATTCTTCGGTTGATGCCCAAAGTACGGGATAGGGCGGAGCGCCGCCGAAGTCGGAGCAACATAGATCGGTTAAGAAAACGCATGCGATCGGTGCAAGGCCTTTTTCGTCAATATATTTAAAGAT